AATTAAATACGAAAATTAACAAATTACAATATCAGATGATGCCTATTTGGTAAAATCAATTAGGAAATTATTTAATGCTGATAAATCTGCTTCTAAAGAGAAGTTCTTTGAACAAATGACATTTATATATTTTAGTAGCGATGTTCGTTCTGATTACAATTACATAGATGATTTTGACGAAAAGGCTACCGCTATTATTGAGGGTGAAGGACTTTCAAAGGACTTTAAAATAACAAAAGATTTAAAGGAGGCTATGGCTGATTATGCTCGTATAACAGAGACATTAAGTAGTCAGATATTAGCTGATACTAAGTATTCTTTAAATAGTCTTAGAAAGTTTCTCAGGAATGTTGATTATACACGGATTGACGAGCGTACTGGTAGACTTATTAATGACCCAGCAAAGATTGCTACGGTCATTAGTAAGATGCCAGAACTAGCCAGACAGATTGTTGAGATGGAAAAGATTGTTAACCAAGAGCTCAAAGAGAAAGGTCGTGCTAGAGGCGGCGCCGAGAAATCTATGTTTGATGATGGTTTTGATGGATTATGATAGATATTCCTGTTAATGAGTTTCAAACTCCGATAACAGAGGATTTACTTAAGGCTTTACCTGAAGAGGTACAAGAACAACTTATCGACTATATAATGAATGTTAAGTTTATCCAAAACCTTATTTCCCCAACTCGTGAACGAGCCAAAGACCGTCCGCGTGATGAAAAAGGTAGGATAATAGTTGATTTAGCTAATCCTCACATATTGGAGAATATGGATTACTTTAGAGAGGCAGCACTACATTTTAAAAAATACGGCTGTTATACTTTCCTAAAACCTAATAGGAATCCAAATAGCGAATATGGCAAGTGGATTCGCCAAGAATTAGAGCGTTGTTGGGAAGGCATGGTTAGACCTGAAGATGGTGAATGGATTACTGGTTATATGTATTGGTATCTTAATTACTGTCCTATCATGCTTACTGAAGCAGAGGGGGAGAATACCGTTGTGTCTAACCGTGTTGAAGATTTTCCTCATTTTTGGGAAGGAATCTATTGGAGATTTCATTATCTTGAACAAGCTCGTCGTGGTGGTTTGTATAATGATTTTAAGGGTGGTCAGCACTGTGCAGAATTGTCTCGACGTGGGTGTTCAAAGTCATTTAGTTTAGCGGCTATAATGTCGAAGAATCTAGTACTTGGTGAGAACAGCAAATCTAATAAAAGAACAATGACAGTTCTCACTGCCTATCAAAAGGAGTATCTTGCTGGTAAGGATGGTACACTATCTAAATTCTTACCAATGTTAGACTTTCAAGCATTAAACACAGAGTTTCCAAGAAGACGATTAAAAGACTCTCTTAATGAGATGATGTGGCAAATGGGTTATAAAGATGTTGATACTGGGGCCCAAAGAGGCACATTAAATACTGTTATTGGTGTTTCTTCAAAAGATGATGAAGATAAACTTCGTGGTAAACGTGGTTATATCATGTTTGAAGAGTTTGGTTCATTCCCGCATGTTAAAGATATCTATAACGTTGTTCGCTATGGCGTTGAAGAGGGTAACTATGTTTTCGGTTTAATATACTTAGTTGGTACTGCTGGTAACGACGAGAATGACTTTACTGGAGCTCAGGAGTTAGTGTACAATACAAAGGGCTATAATATATATAGTATACCTAATGTATATGATAAGGCTAATCAAGGTAGGAAACAGTTTGCATTCTTTTATCCAGCATATGTAAATCGTAAAGGTTGCTATAATAAAGATGGTGTATCTGATGTTATTAAGGCGTTAATACAGATATTAATGATTCGTTATAATACTAAATATAACTCAGATGACCCAAATACTATTGTACGTGTTATAGCTGATATGCCAATTACTCCAGCGGAAGCTATTGTTCGCGTTGGTAGAAGCATGTTCCCTATTGCTGATTTAAATGAGAGATTAAATCAATTAGAAAGCAATCCTCATGAATTTGACGATATATATATTGGTACTTTAGCGCAAAAGGAAGATGGTACTGTAAAGTTTGTACTTACAGATGATAATCCAATTAGAGATTATCCCATAAAAGATAATAAATCAAAAGGTGCAATTGAATTCTACGCAATGCCAGAAAAAGATTCAAAAGGCAAAGTTCCTTATAATAGATATATTATAGGTCATGACCCTGTTGATAATGACCAAGCAGATTCAATGTCATTAACGTCTACTTTTGTATTAGATTTATGGACAGATAGAATAGTCGCTGAATATACTGGTCGTCAAGATTTTGCTGATGATAATTTTGAGATAGTAAGAAAGCTGTGTATATTTTATAATGCCAAAGTATTATATGAAGCACATCCATATAATCAAATAGTAAATACTCCAAATGGTAAAAAGCTGTGGAAAGATATTAAAATAGGTGACTATCTATTTTCTCCTAGCGGTAAACCTGTTAAAGTAAAAGATATACCAGTTAACTGTAAAATGCCGATATATAAACTAAAACTTACTGATGGTAGAGAAATAGAGTGTAGCGATAATCATATATGGACAATATATCAAGGCGCATCTAAACAAACAAAAGAAATAACAACAATAGAGATGATTAAATCTGGATTAAAGAACAAATATGAACAACATAAATTCTTTATTCCAGAAAGTAATTGTGTTGATTATTCTTATAAAGAGTTACCAATTGACCCATATACGATGGGATTAATTCTAGCAGAGGGAAGTATAAATGGTTCTCATTGTACAAAAAATAATATACAAATATCATCTAGCAAAGAAGATATGTTATTTTATGAACATAATATACCATACGAAGTAAAATATATCGGGAATAAAGGATATTCTTGGCATATAAGAATAAACGATTGTAAACAAATAATGTCACAATTAAATTTGTTAGGAACAAATAGTCATACTAAATTTATTCCAGAAATATATAAGCAATCGAATTATGTGCAAAGGATGAATTTATTAAAGGGTATAATGGACGGAGATGGTTTTGCTGGGAAGAAAGGTGCTAGTATATTAAATACATGTTCAAAAGATTTAGCTTATGATGTATTATCACTATGTAGAAGCCTTGGTATAAAAGCGTGGATACAGAACAATAAAAACAATGTATATAGAGTAGCAATTGCTTCGCGATATAAAATATTTAAGTTACCAAGAAAAGTTGTAGAACAACATGTTTATAAACCATACACAAAAGGTAGTAAGGCATCTGCAATACTATGTAAGACAGCTATAGAATCTATAGAATTTGACAGATATGATATGGGTAAATGTGTTACAGTTGACTCGGAAGACGGGTTATATCTAATAGGAGATTACGTGGTAACCCATAACTGTAATAAGAAAGGTCTATTTGCTTATTTTAGTAAGATGAATTGTACTCATTTATTAGCAGATACACCAGAATATCTAAGAGATAAACAGCTTGTAAAATATGCTCCATTTGGTTCAAATGCAAAGGGTGTTAATGCTGTTAAGGCCGTAAATATTTATGCTGATAGCTTAACAAGAGACTGGTTATTGAAACCAGTACCGATTATTGCCCATACGGAGGATGGAGATATTGAATCTACTAGTAAGAATCTATTCTTTTTAAAGAACAAAGCACTTATCCAAGAGTTAATACAATATAACACAGAAGCAAACTTCGATAGAATTAGAGCATTTGGCATGCTTATGTTGTATAGAGAAGAGTTCATGATAATGTATCAAGGGCAAGGAGACGGTTCTAAAAATCAGGAATTTGACGCAGATTACCTTGGTAATTCAGATTTCTTTACCAAGAATTATGATAATCGTTTCAAATAAAATAATCTTCAATTAAGAATTTGTTTAGCATCTTTGTTAAATGAATTCTTTTTTTTATCTTTGCACTATATTATAAATTTTAAAATTATGAATAATGAATTTTTATTTCCAAGACAGCAACTTCCATTTAATAGGAAGACAAAATCTTGGAGAAAATCTTGTGTTAATGCTGGTGCGGATAAAAATATAACATCATATAGTCCTATTAGAACATCAATGATGCACAAGGGAATTAACTATCAACTGCTAGATGGTAAACTTCATATGAAGGATTTAGAGTTGATTGTTAATCCTAATCATCAAAACGCCAGTTTCATACCAGACAAAATTCAGCATTACTCTATAATGAATAGTAAGTTGAATGTCTTACGTGGTGAGGAGTCGAAACGAGTATTCGACTTCCACGTCGTCGTAACTAATCCTAACGCTATATCAGAAATAGAGACAGATAAACGAAATGAATTAGTTGCTTCATTACAACAAGCATTAGCCATGAACGTACAATCAGAAGAGGAGTACATGGCTCAAATGGAAAAGATTAATGAATACTATACGTATGAATGGCAAGATATACGCGAGATAAGGGCTAATGCATTACTGAATCACTATATAAAGGAATATAATATACAGAATCTATTTAATAAGGGATTCACTGATGCTATGTGTGTTGGTGAGGAGATTTACCAATGTGACATAGTTAGTGGCGAACCAGTTATAGAGAAGCTTAATCCTTGTAATGTTCATGTATATCAATCTGGTTATTCTAATAGGGTAGAAGATGCAGATATGATTGTTATTGAGGAATATTGGTCACCTGGTAGAGTATATGATACATTCTATGATGTATTAACAAAGAAAGATTGTGAATACATCGAGAAGCTAGCCGCTGGTAATTATTATGAATCAGAAGAAAATGAAGATTATAGGATTGGATTAATTCCAGCAGATGTTGTACAAGACGAGAATGTAGAGCCAACTATTACTGATTTATTTCCAGCTGACAATGATATAAGTGCTGTAATGCCATTCGATTTAACTGGTAATATTAGAGTATCAAAGGTATACTGGAAGTCTAGTAGAAAGATTAAGAAGGTTAAATCATACAATCCTATTACTGGTGAAGAGCAATATAATCTTTATCCAGAGACCTATGTGGTTAATAGAGATAAGGGTGAAGAAGTTGAAGATTACTGGATTAATGAAGCTTGGGAAGGTACTCGTATTGGCGATAAGATTTATGTCAACATGAGACCGAGACCTATTCAATATAATAGATTATCTAATCCATCTAAATGTCACTTTGGTATTATTGGTACTATATACAATATTAATAATAACAAGCCATATAGTTTGGTAGATATGATGAAGCCATTCAATTATCTATATGATGTCATTCACGATAGATTAAATAAGCTTATTGCTCGTAACTACGGCAAATGTATTGAATTCGACTTTGCTAAGATTCCAAATGATTGGGACCCTGATAAG